AATTTTCGCTGAGACTTAAATAACCAGATTGATAAAGCATTGCTATAATTTTTTGTAATGGAATGAAAATTTCCATATTCCGAGGATTTTTGTCCTCAAGTATCAGCGCCTAAAACTTAGCTGAGAAACTATTATGTTCATCGATAACGACTTTCCCAAGCTGTTGGGTGCGGAACTGTACCGCCCCCACCCGGCTTATGTCGTGGAGATGGCTTGCGAGCCCGTCGTAGTCCACGACTTCACCAAGCAGCCTGGTCAAACCGTGCAGCTGGATCGTTACCGCTTCTTCGGTAACCCCGGCACCAAGACCAGCCGCGAGCGTACCCAAGACCAGACGATCGGTACTGCCAACAGCCGTTCCATCGTTAAGGACAAGGTGCTTGTGTCTCTGCGTGAGTACACCGGCCCTGCGGATCCGAATAACACCAACCTCCCGAGCACCTTCAAGATTGCTCGTGAGACCCTGATGACCGCTCAGCGTCTTCTGCTGGACACCGGGAACCTCAACATGTTCCACCAGTCCATCGGTTCGCTGACCCTGCTCGACGACTATCGTCGCTGGCGCGATCGTGTGTTCCTGGACGAGCTGTTCAAGGCTGAGTCTCGTGGCCAGTCCGGCGACACCCAAGGCGGCTACTACTATCCCAACGACCACACCAAGACTGGTGTCACCGTTGGTGCCTACACCGCGACCGAATACGCCTCTGAGCGTTTCAAGTTCAACGTTAAGACCGACCTTCTGAACGTTGTTAAGAGCCTGCGCAAGCGCAACGTTCCTGTGTTCCAAGACGGTTACTACCGTTGTATCGCTGATCCTTCCTTCATGAAGGACCTGCGTGCTGACCAGGGCTTCCGTGAAGTGGCTCGTTATCCTGGCATGGGCGCCCCCAACCCCCTGATGGGTATGGCTGCTCCTAACGCTGCTCTGTTCCAGGGCGGTCAGTATGGCCAGGCTCAATTCGTGGCTGGAGAGCCCGTCATGCCTTCCGGCTTCGTGTTCGAGGGTGTGCGTTTCTTCGAGACCACCAACATGCCCAGCAAGACTGCAACTGTTGACATCGGTGATGGTTCTGGCGCTGTTGCAGGTCGTTCAACTCCCCCTGGACTGTTCTTCGGTCCTCAGGCAGTTGGCGTTGGTATCGGCGGCCCGAATGCTCAGGTCCTGATCAACAACAACGACGACTTCAGCCGCTTCATCATCCTGATTTGGCAGCTGTACGCCGGTTTCGCGAACCTGAATAAGGACTTCGTGACCACCGCCTTCACCATTTCTGAGTGATAAAGGAGGTACGTAACTAATGGCATCTTACACTGCTGAAAAGGGCGCTATCCTGCAGCCCGGTAACCAAATCAACCGCCTGTCCTCCTACAACACCGAAGGTGTTTTTGGCTGGCCTGGCTTCGAGCTCTACGAAATGGTTGGTTATGTCAAAGTGACCAACCTGGCCGCTGACAAAGCTGACAACAAGAGCTTCAACCTGACGGTTCCTTCTCCCGACCGTCGCTCCAGTGACCGTGTGCGCGATGACCGCACCTCCCTGGTGGTCCAAGCTGACGCTGACCGTCCCGCTTACATCTATAGCGCTTCGATCTGCATTGGCCAGGACATTCCTTCCGCTGGTGAGCCTTCCTATCCTGCTACTCCTCTGACTGCAGATATCGACGGCACCAACACCGAGATCCTGCTGTTCGGTCCTGACAACAGCGGTTCTCCTTATGGCGTCCCCGCTACCCAGGCCAACGGTCTGGCTGCTGCAACCGCCATCACCACCGCATTCTCCTCCGGCACCATCGCCCAGGGTGAATCCGACGTTTCCGTGGCAGAAGCACCCTTCTGGACCGCCGTTACCACCGCCGGTATCGACGACCAGGATGCTGCAAACGCCATGATGTATCGCGTCACCGCTGACACCACCTTCAAGGTGTATAACGTCAACGCTGTGACCTCCACCTCCGTGGACGGCGACGGTGTCTTCATCAGCTCTGATGACAAAGACGCTGGCAAGGCCGCTTACATCATCTGCCGCGTCAACTACCTGCGTCCTGCCGCTGCTACCACCTTCATGGACATTGTTGGCAGCCTGGACTTCGCCTCTCAAGTGGGCGGTAGCGATTCCTGATCGTTACTCACAATATCAACACAGCGGGTCTTTATGGCCCGCTTTTTTATTGTCCAGATAGATTAATTTTGGTATGCTATATCAGTAATCGTCTATCGCTATGTTGTATCAGAACCGTGTCACTGGAGGTCTTGTCGAGGTTGTATCTCAGCACGGCGAAGGTATTCTGATGTGCCTCGACGCGAACGAAGAAGTTTTTTACATCAACGAAGAAGATCTTGTTCCGCACCTCGATGCGACGGTGGAGCAAGAGCGAAATGAAGTTCGCTTGACAGAGGATCTCAAGGCTGAGGGTGCTAAGCCCGCAAAGCCAACCAAGAAAGAAACTTTCCCTATTGATACGCGAGTAAACATCAATATGGCATCTGCTCGTCAAATCGCCGATGCACTCCCTGGTGTTGGCCTTAAGACAGCACGTGACATCAAAGACCTTCAACTGACACTCCCTGGTGAGCGCTTTCAGCGTCTGGAGCAGCTTCGATCAATCAAGCGCGTTGATTGGGAAGAGATTTTCAAGGAAAACATTGTACGTGTCGAGTGATTATGTGCGCGTGTTAATCTGTTATTGATGCATGTAAGACGTGCACAGTAACGCTTTGGCAGTGTTAAATGCAGCTTGATAATTTTCTAAAATCTAAAGTGCGTTGGCACCTGGGTTATAACACTACGTCAATCCCAGCAGGTGACTTAGCCCGCTTAGAAGAGGCTTTGGACAACGTCCCAGACTCTTTTTGGTACGGCAAGCTTGTGGAGCAAGTAGAGCGTTGTGACGAGGCAGAGAAGCGGACGGACATGACCGGCACCATGAACAACTCCACAGTGCCGCGTGGACGAATCGAATCAATCGCTGGTGATGTTGACCGTACGATCGCAACCACGGATTTCAAGGAGACGTTGAAAACGTGGACGCAGATTTACATGTACGAGACTGATCGTCTGGCGTTGCACTTATATGTACCTAATTACAGAAATCCTGAGCAGGCTCGTTACCGGTTCAACAGGGAAGGTGCGGAATTTATCCAGGCTCTTCCTGGTCCTGCTGATGTTGCTGTCGGCACCCGCCTCATTCTCGAAACCAACCACCGATAATACCGTGAAGTCAGTAACTCGATCACAGCTTGCAGGGCTTCTTAGACAAGAAGGTGTAAGAGAAGATTTGATTCCGACCATGGTTGCAATCAGCCAAGCTGAATCCGGTTTGAATCCCAGAGCTCTTAACCCCGATAGAAGCACTGGTGATTATTCTTTCGGGCTTTATCAAATCAACATGATTGATGAGCCTGGCTACATGCTAGGTGCTGAACGTCGTCGTAATTTAGGATTAAAGGCAAACGAGGAGCTATACGATCCCAAGACTAATGTACGTGCAGCTAAATCAATTCTTGACAATCAAGGATTAGGAGCTTGGTCGGTTTACAAAAGTGGTGCTTATAAACAGTTCTTACCAGCAGCCGAACAAGAAACTATGGGAGATTTGTCTAACTATGCAAAGGCTCCCTCTTCCATGCCTGAACCGGTTGCACCACCTCCACCGGTTGAAGAGGACGCTCCCGTAAATGTTCTTGCACTCAAGGATGGCGTCCAAGGTGTATTAGATAAGACCTCAGGCGAATTCACCGCAAGAGATTTTACTGACGAAGAAGCTGATCGATACGAGCGATACGGTGGTCTGATTCCGAAGGCAACGCGGTTTGCGAAAGATTTTGCCAAGAGTTTACTTTACAGATGAGGTTTGCTGCTGTCCCTGGTTACAGTCAGTCGTTTCCTGTGACATACAGGAATATGTATAACGACTATCAGATGCAGACCTCAGGGTTTAGTGATCCTTTCAATATGGCACGAAAGGAGCAGCACAGCCCTTGTGATTTTGTGGTGTCCTACACAGGTGAAGAGGACCCACGCTTTCAGTTAAACAATCCCGCT